CTCGATTAGTTGAACCACTATCTAGTCCTTGAAACTGAATGTATGGCCCAGTGCCAGCAGAATATGCACTTGTATCACGCAATGTGATAACGGGTGTGTCGCTTTCTAAATGCAACAAAGAAGCGGGCGAACTCGTCCCAATCCCAACGTTACCGCTGCTGTCGATACGCATACGTTCTGCGTTATTTACACGAAAGTCCATTTCGTTAACATTATGGGCATATCTTATTCTACCCATAACAGGAGAACCGCCACTTGTCCCATCTGCAAAAGCTATAGCACCTTGTGAAGTCGTTCCTGTAGCAATAGTTATGCCACCGCTTGCTGAATTAGAAATAACAAGGTCATCAATGCTTGAATTATAAGAGCTAGGGGAAGTCGTTCCAATTCCAACATTGCCGCTGCTGTCGATGCGTAAACGCTCCGTGTTGTTAGTCATTAAAGCTAACGCAGAGCCAGAAGTTCCACCAAACATACCAACGGCTTCACTACCTACACCAGTGTGCTTAATGCCAAGAGTATAGTAAGTAGCATCGCTGAACAAAGCAGCAACATTTCCTGCTCCAGAAGCAACAGCTAATTTACCGCCAGTGCTGTTAAAGGTACTAGGCGAACTCGTCCCAATTCCAACATTGCCGCTGCTGTCTATGCGCATACGTTCTGAGCCGTCTACCTTAAACGAAATATTAGTGTCGGACTTTTCATTATCTCTGTCGGCATCAAAGATTAAATCGCCACCCGCACCCGAAATTTGACACTCTGGAGTTCCAGAAGCATCGCTGTCCGTCAGTCTGATTATAGGTGAGGCACTTTCCAAATCGAGCAAAACAGTAGGCGAAGTCGTGCCAATCCCCACCAATCCCGCTGATGTGATCCGCATACGCTCCGAACTGTTAGTGGTGAAGTTAATCGCCCTTGAACCAACAGCAGACAGCGCAAACGTATTAGAGTCAAAAGCGAACATTTCACCAATCAGATTACCGCCGAGCTCAATGTCAATGATGCCGCCATTGGTTGCGTGATTAAGCGTTAATGCCGTATAGCCAGAGTAGGCGTTGGGGGTGCTTGTGCCAATACCAACGTTTCCTGAGTTGTCCAAAGTCATTTGAGTTGTTGAACCGCTACCAAACTTTAAGTAACTACCACTACCAGCATTACCTGTATCGTAACCTTCAATAAACTTTTGACCAGAGTTGCCAAATTGTATGCGACCTTTACCGCTTGTAGAACCATAGTTATCAAATTGTGTAGTACCACCCACAGTCAGCCCATCAGCCGTCACAGTGCCTGTTACGTCTATGCCTGTGCTGGTGGTGGCGAGTTTTTCAGCACCATTATGGTAGAGTTTAGAGTAATCGCCATCACGGAAAACAGCTAATGCCTTATCCCTAGCAGCATTCCAGAGTGTAATTTGAGTTGATGATTGCAATTCAAGATTGCCAGTACCCGCATCTTGGATAACACTTTTAGACCCATCATGGTAAATCTGTAGGTCAGACCCAGCGCCGAAGATGGCTTTGTCGTTGTCACCGAATGTAGCGTTTCCACCAATAGCAAGATTGCCAGCAACATTTAAACCATCAAAGTGAGCGTTGTTAAATACGTTCGCAGCAACTGCGCCAGTTCCTGCGCCATTAAAGAACACAACCGCAGTCGTCCCCGCTGGAACTTCATAGTCATTGCTTGCGTTATACGTGCCTTGGAACAGCAAAATGCTGCGCGAACCAGACAGGTTGTTACGCACATAGATAATCTTTTCAGCATCATTTGGAGTAAGCTGCACGTACACCGTGCCGCCAATATCCCCGCCATCCCCAAAAATAACTAATCGATTGCGCCCGTTAGAAGCTGCGCCATCGCTAACTGGAAGTGTGTTTGGGGAACCTGTCGATCCCGTGGCACTTAACGTTACGGAAACTTGTCCGTCAAGAGAAGTGTCCAACAACTCAAAGTTTGTGTTTGTTGTATCGCCCCATGTACCAGACTGTTCGCCTGTGCCAATGAGTTCGATACCGTTGTTTAATGTGTATGTACTAGGCATTTTTATATCCTTACGCTGCTATCCGCGTCCAATTGGCGTCTTGAGATGGTGTTTCCTCCGACCACGCAGGCGATTGACTTGGGGTTTCATTAGTATAACCCGGATTTTGATCCGGGACAATGTTTCCGTAAACTAACACGCCGGAAACAAAACCAGTGGCCGAAACACCGATTACGTTGACATCTACGGCGAGTTGAGCTTCGGCTACTCCCACTTGACCCAATGCAGGATTCGGGGCCGTTACGGGAACCGTGACAAAAATGCCGACTTCTACAGAGCCTACGCCGCCAGTGGCTGCAAGCCCTGTGGGTAAAACGTCCGCAGCGGCAGTAACTGTGACCGATCCTACCGCTGTCGTAGCTTCTAACCCCGTAACCGGAGTTATTGCATCAGCCGTAACGGTGACCGAGCCAACTTGACCCGCGCCCGCAACACCTGTTGCGTTTACTACCGCTGTACCCGTTGCGGTAACTGCGCCGGGAGAACCCGTAGCGGCAAGCCCCGACACGTTGATAATAACGCCGGTGCCTTCAATTACCGTAACAGCGCCCGGAGAACCTGTAGCCGAAACGCCCGTGACGCCCGTATTGGCATCCGCAGTGACAAGAACGGAGCCTACCGAGCCCGCCGCCTGTAACCCGGTAACCGGAACATTGGCTTCCGCAATAACAGTAACAGACCCCGGAGAGCCTGTAGCCGAAACGCCCGTGACCGTGACCGGAATAGCCGCGCCCCACGGTCCTTCAGACCATGAACCTCGTCCCCATCCCGTAATCGCTGCCATCGGATTTTACCCCTTACGCAATGCGTATGATGGCGTTACTTGCGTCTGCCGTTGGGAAAACAACTGTAAAGTCGCCATTTGTAGAAGTTTTGTCAGACCCAAAGTCCAAAACCACAACAGCCGGATTTCCTGCGGCGGAATCGTTATAAATCAACGCACCACGTGCCGTGATCGTGGAAGACGACCACGTAGTGTCTGCGAAATCAGTGAAAGCTGTCGTTCCAGACGTTGTTGGATCAACTCGTGTCAGAGTGTTTCCTCCCGCACTATAACCGGTCCCGGATACCTCATTAGTCGCGGTATAAGCGGTAGTAGAGGCATCAAAAGATGCACTGTTTGTGTAGAGAGCGATCTTAAAAGTGTCGCCTCCGGAGTTTTTAAAGTTATGCACGGCCTCAAGAATTTCTTTCTTGAAGCTTGTACACATGAAATTTCCTGAAAAGGCCATGCCTATGTCTCCTTATGTGTTACAAGTTCAGATTTCATTGTTTCGGCCTAATTAACATGCCGGTCCGATATTCATCGGTGACTTCTTTGGATTCGCCAAACATTTTCATGCCGCTAATGGCTTCTGTAAACCTTTTTTCGTACATAGCCATAACGTCCGCTTCGCCCTTCATAAATATATAGGCCTCCATCAAAGTTCCATAAAGCAGCGCCATTTCAGCATTTTCACTTAACCATGTCGTGGCGCTATCGGCACCCGCCGTTAAACTTGCGGGGCGGTAGAAGTAATGCAATTCAACAGAATATGCACTGTTAGGGGTAGGCCCTAAAATAAAGTTATCCACGTCAAAAACCGCGTAATAACGAGGATTTCCCGTAGTCGTAGCATCGGGATTAAACGATTGAACAAAATCAACGTCTTTAAAGTCTAAAAACACGTGATCCCCGTCTGAATCTACAAAAGACAGGGCAAAAGGAGCCAAATAATCGCTGGGACAAGCTAAATACTTGTTTGAGGCCGTCATTCCGCCACTTACGTTCTTTTTAAACAAGCTCAACTGAACGTTTTTGAGGATACGCTCTTCTGCTTGGCGTATGAAAACCGGCAAATTGGTTACAAAGGTCGTTTCATCGTTCTCTGTGTAGTCCTGAACGGCTTGTTTTAGCTGTGCATATGTAAAACTCATGTTACCACCGTCACTGTTCCAACCTGACCAAACCCTGTGGCGGGCCGAAGATTAGGGTTTTCTACTAAAGGGACGCCAACATATACATCCATTGGTTCTACTCGGTCCGGCCGAGCATTTTGCAAGGCTTCTGGGTCCACAACCTTACGGAAAGGGCCCAATTGAGGCTGTTTCGGTTCAAATTCGTCCGGTCCAACCAGCAACCCGTTCCATTCTTTACGCATAAGCACGTACCGATACCGTTGCCCGGATCGATCAGAAATAGCGTATGAATTTTTACCGGATGCAAATTTAGACATTATCCCACCCTGTAATATTCGTACTTAGGTACGACGTTGAAAGAAGACCGATCCCGGTCTTCCGTTGCGGCACGATCAAACTCTTCTTCGTAAACAGCTTTAAGCATTTGTATGCGGTTTGGGGCGCGTTTTAAGGCAATATAGTAAGCCAGACCCGCCGCCAAACAGGGGTAAAACCGAAACGGCATGTCCATTGTGTTCGTGTAAATGTCCGCATCATCCATGCGGGTAAGCGCATCGTAATAAACAACATCCGTATTATTGTCTGGAACAGGCCAGAGTTTTAAAACGGGTGTTATTTGTCGATCTAAGAAGAACTGATTAACACGCCCTTGCGTTGTTTTGTTGGGGATTGTTAAAAAGCCGTCTCGACTCAAACGTTCCAGAGAATAGTCCGTCCCATCGCGTTTAACTACAACAGACAGAATATCGATAACATCCTTGCCTAAATCGTAGTCTCCATCGCCCACGGCCATTGTTACGGTGCGCTGCTTGATAGTCCACTGATTCAAGCCCCGGTTGGCCCAGTCGGCAAGCATAAGATTTAACGACCTTTTGGCCGTTTTAAGGTCGTAACCAGTACGAACCTCTAATCCGCAACGCTCAAACGCTTCTTCAACGTAGTCCGCTACATCCAATTCAAAGTCTTTGCTTCCCGAAAGGGTCATTTACTTCTTCCTAACCATACCGCCGCCGCGCATTTTCTTCGTCTTACGAGGTTTCATCGCCATTTTTCAGTCTCCTGTAAAGTTTTTTACGTTTAGCATATATTTCGAGCGCATTATACTCGGGGTCATAAATACCATAATAACCCTTTTTGTCCAACTTGTCTGCCGATTCTTGTAGTTTAGACAGTCTCTGAACAAAAATCATAGCATATGGAGTTTCCGTTTCAGCCTCAAACTCTACGTCGTCTACAAAATCATTTTGGTCGTCGTCGGGATGAAAACCCATTAACCATATGTCTTTATCAATGAAAGCACCGGTAGCAATGAAATCATTTAAATCGTCTAAATACTCATGAAAAGCTTCCGGGGGTTTGTCGTTGGCCAAGTCAACTAAAATAGCCAAATCAAACTTATCGTCATATCGGGACACACAAGAATATAAGGATTGATAGTTCTCTTCATGCTTAAAAACAATGGCCACCTTTTCATCGGCCCACGCCTGCCGAGCGTATGGGCAAGGAGGAACGCCGTTAAAATGCGGGCTTGGAACTTCCAAAACCTCTTCTGACCAGCGCATTATTTCTGTTTTTATGGATTTTTCTAAGGTAGCCGTCATGATTGCGTCACCGAACCGCTGGTTCTTTTGCGCCTTTCGCTCATAATTGCTCCACAACCACGAGCAACGGCCGTTCCCGGTACGGATTTACCGTTAAACTTGCGTTTGGGTTTAGTAACTTCACCCCCCAAGGCCATTCGTGTCACTTTCGCCGCCTTAGTGTTTGAAACAACCTGCTTGCCCTTAGAGCCTGCTTTCTTCTTTTTACGTGCAGTTGCAGCCCGCTCAGACTTACTAAGACTTTGAGCTTTAGAGCGAGGTAAACACCGATCAGGGTTCTTTTTATCTTTAGAAGTACCGCATTTGCCCGCGATATTACCTTGGCTATCAATCCTAACCCAATCTTCATCTACCCAATCCTTTAAATCGCCCATTACTTGCCCTTCCTCTTTCCGCCCTTAGATTTTTTGGCATAGTTAGGGTCTTTACAATATTTAGAGGCGGCAAGATTGGCATATGCAGAAGGGTACGTGTCAAAAGTGCGTTGAGCCCAAGCTTTACCTTCGGGACATATTTTACTGCCTTTGCTTTTAGACGACGCTTTTTTTGACTTTTTTGAATAAGCCATGTGTTCACCCCATCAATTTACCAACAAAAGGCGCAATTAAAATCAGGACTGCCAAGCCCCAAAGCTTCAAATCAAAAGCTTTTAAAGCACTCTTGTTTTCAGACAACTTCTCTTCAATTCGTTGATACCGTAAATTGCACTCTGCTTCGTGCTTTTCTAATTTACCCAACACTTCTAGTATCTTCATCTCTTCCTTACCACGCTTTGCAAGACCAGTATCGGGCGCTAAACTTGTCTTTTGCGGTGTCACAAGAGTGTCTGGCGCGGAAACTTTTTCTGTTTTTAGGTTGATCTTTTTTGATAGCCATTTTGGGGTCCCCGAAGCGTACCAGCTTAATTTCGGACCCTTTTTTTGCAAGGACAGCACTTTTTTTTGTTTTGCCCGGGGTCCTTTTTGGTTTGTTAAATCCGGCAAAAGTTTCACCCCTATATTTTATTCGACCCGACGGGGTTTTTGTTACATCTTTTGTTGTTGCCATGATCCCTCACTTTAGTTGTAAAAGACTGTCACATTGGTGACATTCGTAAGCACCGCAAAACAACCATCCGCAAAAACCATTCCCTCGTCAGGTAGGTAAACATTGTCATCAGTGTCGTTTGCAAACGCTAACGTCAACTGGGTGGTTCCGGAATTATCTTTATTTTTCAAAACTAAGGAAGGGCTGCTGCCGCATTGGTAGTGAATAGCTTTAATTCGAGCCCGTCCGGCAAAGACCGTGCCAGAAGCAGTTAAGTAGGTGGCCTTTACATCGGACGCCATAGTAGTCTCCTTTAGCTATAAAACACCGTTACCGACGTACAGGCGGTAAAAGTGGCTATGTAAATGTCAGAAACGCGAATACCCTCATCTGGAATGTTAACGGAATGAGTGTCGGAAGCGTCTAAGTCCATATCCAAAACAGTGGTGCCGCCGTTCCCGTCTGAAATAGTCAGACGAGGTGTTCCGGTGGTTGTTTTAATTTGAACCTGACGTATACGCGCAGGACCAACACCGGCTGAACCGGTGCCTGTCAAACGTTTTGCTCTTACATCAGAACCTGCCATGCTAACCTCCTAGCTTAAAGGTCAATAGCCTGCTGGTACAAAACAGTAAAACGAATTGTTCCGGCGTTAGTAGCGCCCGTAGTGGTTACAGTAAGACGTTTTTCAGTGCCAACGTCTGCCCAAACCAATGCTCCACCAGCTTCAGTAGTTGGGTATTTACGACCCGCACCAGAAGCTACCGTGATGGAAAAAGCGTTTAGGAAAGTAGCGTTACCGCCAACAGTGTCACCGATGCTCAGTACGCAAGTTGCGTTTGCAACAGCGACGGGAACGTCAATAACAATGTCAATAATTTGTGATGCAGCCGGAATTACGATATCCGTAACAGTGGCTGTTTGAGCGCCGCCCGCGGTACTAAAATCAGTGGTTTGAGCCATAACGACTTGACCAGTGTTTTTAATGTCTTTACCGAGCGTTGTACCCGTAGTAGTTGAAATGGTGCCAGCTTTGATTGGCCCAGAAAAAGTGGTGGTAGCCATTTTATAGTACCCCTTGCATAAGGTTTTGCTTTGCAGTCTATGCAACGTCAGGTGGGCAGGGGCCTGTCTACAAAGCTAATATGTTATACCCTAAAAAAGTATAAAACAAAAAGTAACAAAAAGAAAGGGGCCTCTTTCGAAGCCCCTCCCTACAAGACAGAATGAGGTTCTGTTCTTATGCTGCGCCGGGTGTACCGTACACGCTACGCCAATCGGATACACCGAAAGAATAACGCTCACGCGCTTTAAAGCGCATGTTGCCCGTATCAAAATCCCCTTCCATTGCCGTTTTAATCGGCGAACGGTTGAAGTATTTGAAGCCGTTAGGCGCATCAGTTTTAATGAAGAATGCGTCTGAGTCTGTCAGGAAGTGGTTAACCACGGCTCCGTCTGGAATCATACCCATGTTTTTCATCGCATTGTTGTCGTTGTCAGCAGTTCCTGAACGTAAGTTTGAGTTGATTACGCGCTCTGCAATGAATTGCAGTTCTTT